TTGGTCTTCTGGATTCACAGAAGTGGTATCTCTGTCTGTGTATGTGACAGCGGGTTCCAACTGGTATGACATCCTATCTCTGCTGGTAGCTGTAAGGTATCGATCAGTTGGTTGTCTAGTGTAGGCATCCTGCCTACCGATGTAACCGTCTAGTCTCTCCAGTGAACCTTTCTGCACCAGGGGATCCAGTGTGCTTGACAAGAATCTCTGGTTTGTGTCTGTCCTGTAGAATGCTGGTAAATGCTGTACAGTTCTCCTGTACTCGTTGTTGCCCTGTTTGACAACTTCGTTATTGGTTAATGAGTTTGTTGTATTGTCAGCCATTAGTATCCTGATCCACTACTGCCGGTACTTGATCCCGAACCTGTTGTAGTAGAGCCTGACACTGATGATCCTGTTGTCGTATTTGTCGTGGCAGTCGATGTCGCTGTAACCACAGTGCCGGATGCCGATAACTGATTGGCTCCCAATGCACTTATGATCGTAACATCATCAACGGTGGCCCCACTGATAAAAATCTCGTCTGATGCTGAATTGATCTGGAATAGAGACCCAAATCCTTGTCCTGACTGGTTTGGCACAATCACCGCTGTCAGTAGATCTGGAGCAAGTTGATTGTGTACGTAAGCGGCTAGTTCTGTAAAATAAAAAGTATCACCGAAATCCCAGTTGTCCAATGCGAAGAATTCATTTACAGCGGCAATCACCCTTGTCTTGATCACTGCGTCTGTAACATTGGTTTTTGTATTCTTTACTACTTTGAAAGTTGCCTGCAGTTGTTCGTCTGCGTTCGTACCAAATAAAATTTTGTATTTCACAGGGTGATATATGATCTGATCTGAAAGTGATTTAAGGGGATTTAGAATCCCTGAATAAGTTATCCTCAGTTGGTCTGACGTGGAAGTCAGTGGTTTTACCCCGCCGTCCTGTGACCATATCCTGAATAAGTTATCGTATGTCCTCTCCAACAGATATATGTCAACTATGTTTGACACGCTGGGATCGATCCTGGTCTCCTGTCCTGCGTTGTGTTTGTATTGGAAACTGATAGAACTCCTACCTCTCCTCGCTATGTAATCTGTGCTTGTCGTCAGTGTGTTTGTGGTTGAGCTGTAAGATTTTATCACATCCTCATCAGCATCATAGAAATAGAACAACTGTCCATCGGTGTATGTTGATGAATTTAAAATGATTGATGATTCTTTCTCTACTACTACAAAGTTTGTTGCGGCGTACGGTCTGTATCTCTCCACAGTATCATAAGATAGGTACTTCTCAGAGAAGACGAATTTTGTAGTTTCTAATAATGTTGGTTCTACCACTATATCAAAAAGTTCTGGATTGTCTACCACCCCGTCATCGTCATCATCATAGAAGCCGACCTTGACTTTCCTGTTGTCCTGGAATCCGTCTGCCTCGGTCACAGTGTCCACTACCTGCCACGTGATAGGATATCCTATGCTGTTGCCTGTTGAAACGATAGAGTTTGTCTTTAGTATTTTCACAGTGTCCTTGACACTTTTCCCTGTCTTGTAGTCGTAAATTTTTTCCTCGACATCATAATGGAATTTATTCTGTGATTCCGATTCAAATATGTAATCCATTTCCCTGTACTGTACCGTGTACGTGTTCCCGTCATTGGTGAATTTGAACCACCAGCTGGCGTCCAGGTTCGTCCCTGCTGTGCTACCGGCATTGTTGAGAGTGAACACTGAACTTGTGTTCAGGTTAGTGCTTGTGATCACTGTCCACAGTTCTGTGTCTATGTCGTATCTCAGACCGAATTCCTCGTATGCTTCTATCCTGTCGATTATGTTCGCTTCCAGTGTTGTCGAGAATGCTGTTGTGAATGCAGGTATCACCGCACTAAGAACTGCTCCGTCTGGTACTATGTTGTTGAGCGTTATCGGTCCTACACCTGACTCTAGATTTCCTACTCCGCTATTAGCACCATCTCCTGCTACTGCTCCAATCTTTACCCATAGCCTGTCCTCAGCATTTCCTGTTGTCGACGTGACCAATTTCCCGTTAAGGAATTTCCTTGTGTCCGGTGATGTGAATTTTATCAGTGCACCTATTTTAGCATATTTCAGATTCGAGGTTGCGAAGTCGCCTATGCTCAGTGCTCCTCCCGATGTGAAATAACCTGTGTTGGTGTTTGTTGACGTTGTTGTCGAACTCCACGTGGCAGTCAGTGTGCTTAGATCCTGTGTGCTGTATTTCAAGTAGTAGAACTGTCTAGCAGATGCTTCTTTTAATTTTGATTCAACAGATGTGTCTATAGTCGACTGTATGTTGCTCCTGTTGTTGAAGCTGAAGGCGAACTGCTGTATGCTCTCTTCTCTGTACAGAATTCCGTCCTCTGCGAACACACTTACGTTTGAATACGCTCCTGTTGGATCTAGTATTTCTTTTGCCCTCGATATACCAGATGCTGTTCTGTTTACCGATCTAACCTTAACTATTTCCTGCGATGCCGACAAAGGTACAACCTGGTAGTCTTCCGCAGTTATCATCCTGTTCTGAGAGTAGTACGCCTGTGGTGCCTTCTCCTTGATCGAAGCGTTTGATTCTGTTGCCGCGGAGTTGTAGACGCTGGCCTTGAGACTTATTGTTATACTCAGTGACTGCTGTGCACCGTTGGCATCAGTGTATGGCACCGTCAAAGACACTCCCTGCATGTCTGCTGGCTGTATCGCATACTTGGCATTGTCACTGGTCCTGTGGTATGTCCTGAACGATCCCAATGGTAGGTTTGAGAAATTACCATCACCAAACACAAGGTCAACGGCATCATTCGCTTTCGTCACAACATTGTAGGTGTTCCTTTCCTCTTTTGCAAGTGAATTGTATATTGCGTTGTTGCCTGCCAGTGAAGGTACCGCGGTCCATTGTTCCGATAGCTGTCCAAACTGGTCCAACTTATACAACCAAACATCTGTGTCGTTGATGTTTGAAATGTTTAAGCTCTTGATGTAATTTGTTATAGCCGTGTCCACAGAAAAATTTTGCTGTTGCATCGTACCTTGTTTGAAGAGGAAGAAGAATCCTGTGTTGTTCGAGCTGTCTCCCGAACCATCTGATCTGTACAGGTAGGTCAGTCCTGTTCCTGGTATCGGTGGTGCCTCGTATATTGATTCCGAATCGTTTATCGTGCTTGGCACTATCTCGAATTGTCTGCCGGTTCCGCCTATCGCCTTGTTGAAGCTGAATATCGGTAGGTCCAACTGGTTGGAGCTCAGCGTATAAACTTCTGTGTCGATGCCACCTACTGATTTTGCTTCCCTGGGTTTGCCAAATAGCTGTCCCGTCTGGTTGGCCGCATTTAATATTGTCGTGAACTGTTCTCTGTAATTTGAGTTTGCTGAATCATTCCATATAATTGTGCTGTTTGCGAGATTGGTTCCCGACGAATCGGTAACGTCCTGCGTCGTGGAAACTGAATCTACTTTTAGGAGGCCTGTCGCTGATTTGTTCCTATTGGCGTTGTAGTTTATCAGCCTCGCTAATCTCAACACCGAATTCCTTCTCTCTGCTGTTTCTAGGAAATTTTCTCTTGCATTTAGATCCACCCTGAATGAAAGTGCTTGAGCCACATAAGCAATCAAGTCAATCAGTGCTACATATTCAGAACTCTCCACGAAATCGTTGAAATCATCTGGGTAGTTCTCACGAAGATACGCCACCATGGTCCTTCTGAGTGTCTCGAAGTCGTAGCTCTTGAAATCTGCCTGCTGGAATGATTGGTAGATCTTCCTCCAATCTTCGGCAACTAGTAATCGGTTCTGTCTGTCTGTTGTGGCCATAATTTTATCAGCTTGTTAACAACGATATTTATGTGTTAGGAAATGTGCGTACTTTAAGATAGGCGCAACAGTGAGTTCTCATCAAAATTGAACCTCAGTTTCTCTGTGATATCCAAGGGAACATATGTAATAGTTGCCTGTATGGCTATGCCCTTGTCCGCTTCGGATACCAGTATCTCCTCTGTGGCGATACGTGGATCTGCGTTGAGATTTGCCGTGACATCGTCAATAATAGCCTCCTTTAGTGCTTCAGTGAATGGTTCGAACAGTGCGTCATATATTATGGTGCCGAACTCTGGGTTCTCCACCCTCTCGCCCTTTCTTATACTCAGTCTGTTTATGAGATCCTGTTTGGCACATTCAAAGTCGTACAGTTTGAAGTTCTGTTTGTCCGCCCTGGAACTGAAACCTTTGAAGGTCACATTCTTGTTACTCAGATTTGATCCGCTACCGCTACCGTATGCCATTAGTTCAATCTCCTAAATTCAACATCCACCTTGCTGTAATCCACCATGTAGAATCCTGTGTCTGTCATTTGTCTAGCCCATGGAACTTCCTGGGCCATCACGCCCTCGTATGTTCCTGCTGACTGTTTGTATTTAAACGAATATATGTTGATGCCTGTGGGTGACTTGCCAACTAATCGTATGTCTTCCTTGAGTCTGACATCGCTGAATCTTGTTGTGAAGAATGTGCCCACGGCCGTAACCGCTGAAGAAATAGTGCCACTGCCAAGTTTTATGCCACCAATCGACGTCACCAAGCTGGTGAATCCCGATGGTTGGAAGCTGGGACCGAAGCCGCTTGATTTGAAGAAACTTGCCGACGAGCCGGCTAAGGATTTTTTTAAGAAACCTGTTGCCGTGGACTTCAAGGTAGAAATACCAATCTGTGTAGCAACGTTTGTGATGTTGCCTGCCATCACATTCTTGTACACGTTCGTTACCGTGCTCACGTTACCTGCTATCGATCCAAAGTTTCCTAAATTTAGGTTTCCCGTTATGCCCTGTACATTTTTCAGCACGTCGTTTAGAGATGTGCCATATACATTTCCACTTGTCCCAAATTCATCTAAAACGTTTCCACCACCACCACCACCACCGCCCAGTGAGAACAATTTTCCGGATGCATTAGTGAACACGTTGTCCTTGAACAACTGCACCGCACCGTTGCCGGAGAGGCTTTCTATCACCTGGTTGGTCAGCTGTGTCGTTAAATTCTTCTTGACATCTTTCAAAGTGTCGCTGAGGTCGAAGTTCTTCAACTTGTTGGATATGCTTTCTATTTCATTGAACGTGTCCTTGGCCTGGTTTATCACGTCGAATGTCTCGTCATACTTGTTTCCGAACTCTGTGATCAACTCCCGTGCCTTGATAGCACTTGTTGAATTGCCCATCTTGTCTTTTAGAAATCTCTCCGAGTCTGCCTGGAACTGTCCAAGCCTGATGCTCTCTATTTTACTGATCCTGTTTTTCTGTTCCATGTACTCCACCGTGCCCGGTGTGTTGGCACGTTTACTCCACTGTATTGTGTCCAGTCTTCCTTGGTCCAAGCTCGGTAGGAGTCCTTCCGAAGTGAATCCCTTGAATCTTGGCATGGGTTCGTGTGTGACGAATCTGTGTACTGTGGTCTTTGTTTTCTTTGTGAAAGATTGTAGTGGTTCAATGCCCTTCTTGGCCAGTTCCACGTCTCCCTCTTCCCTGGGTGTCATTCCCACCTTGTCAGTGGTCAGCCAATCTGGTCCCCATTGTGGACTCGCACTCGTTGAGTTCATGTGTACCTGCGATCCTGCCAGGTGTACTGCTCCACCGGCTCCGTGCAGTTGTACGCCAGGTGTGAATGATGTCAATCCGTCCCTTGCGAAATCCCTTATGGATCCTGCCTGTGAGCTGTTGAATATCCCCTGGTCTCCGATGTTGAACATGGCCGAGGCCGACTGTATCATGTCTGTCTCCGCACTCATCCTCACGGATCCTGCGGCGTGCATGTTGATGTTGGCATCACTGTGTAGGTTGAAGTCACCCTGTGTCCTGATGTTTATCCCTCCCACTCCCGAGTAAAGATCTATCTTGCCGTCCCGGTTCATCTCTATCCATGCGTTACCTGAACCATTGGCTATGTAAACTATGCCGTCTGTGTCATGCATCAGCAATTGGTGTCCAGAGGCCGTCCTCAATCTCGTCAGTTGGTTGGTACCGTCAGCGGCTCCGTCGTCCATGGTGAACGTGTGTCCCGGTGTCCTCACGACATAGTCAGTCGCTCCTGAATCCTTTGGTCCTACCTGTTGTTTAGTTGTTCCGATGTCTTTACGACCCGGGGTGCTGATACCAAAAACCTGGCTGGGTGATTCCCTACGTGCTGAACTTGATGTGTTACCACGTATATCGTCTGCACTCAATCCCTGTTTGACCAATATGTCAGCAAATGGGTGTATGGGCAGTGACGTTCCCTCGTAATTTCCGTTTACCAGTGCTCCTGGGGTTCTCCTGTTGAGCTCTCCTGCGGGAACATTTGTTGATCCATACGTTGATATTTTGTCTTTCTGATATCCTGCATCTGCACCTTCGAATGTTCCATCCAGGCTGTCGTGTGTGTTGGTACTTGACGCTATGCCTGGTACCATGTGGTTGGTGTAGGGATCCTGTATGCATCCTATCCAGTAGGCCTGCTCCATCTTGCCCTCTGCAAATATCACTAGAACTTTTGTTTCAAGATCAGGTGGTACTCCCCAGAAACCATAAGAGTGCTGTGAGTCGTTGTACTCCCTTGATGCACCATTCGTTTTCTGGGCGTCCTTGGCCCCGTAGAACGGTGAAAGGTAGTCACAGGTCACTAGCTGATTCTCTGTAACGTCCTTGGAACCTACCTTCGCGAGACTGGGTATAAGCACCGATAGTCGTCCCATCCTCGTTGGATCGGAGTTGCCCTTGACTATCCCAAAGTATGGTCCCGGATTGGAAGTTGACCAGTCTTGGTCATTGCCTGGAGCAACAGGTGTTGATGCGTCTCCTTTTAAATAATCTTTAAGTGCCATTTTATTTTTTTACTATGCTTGATAGTTTATCCTTGAATTCTCTTTTTACATTGTTAATTAAGTCATCAATTCCTCCCAACGCGGCCCTCTTGGCCAAAAGCATTAGATCTGTTTTTGTTGTTAGTTTACCAGCCACTGATAACGATGACTGTGGATCAGATACCTCGATGCCCTGGTTGTTGAACCTGGTCATTGTCAGTACATTTGTGTATCGGCCACTATCAAAGCTGTGTTCCACCTGTACCACCCTGTAGAGTCCGGAGAATTCCGCTGACTGGTCACTACGCATTTCATACACGCCTGTCTGGTCATTTATGTCCGTTGGCATCCTGAACTTCAGCAACACCACTGGCTCTGCCAGATCGGCATTGAAACAGTGCAGTTTTGAGTTCCATACCTTGTCCGAGGAACCGTGGAAGTAATCCATGTTTGTGTCTGTGTGCGTTCCATCCCCTGACGTCTGTGGGGTTGCCGGTATGAACTGTGACTGTCCCAGGTAGGCCGGGTCACCCAGTATGGTCATCCTGACCACCACCATGTCCGCGAGTGGGTGTGTCAGTGAATCAAGGAAAGCGTCCAGGACCGGTGCAGTGCCTCCCGTCTTACCTGCTGTCGCTGACTTGACCCCACTAACTTCTGAGCTGAGGTGAAGATTCCCGTCACTGCCCTGTCCCCTGGCTGTTGATCCACCTGTTGCTTTACTAATGTTATCCGGGCTGACTATGTTGATCTTCCTGGACTCGCTGGAGTCCACGTCCTTCAGTCTGCTCTGGAAATAGGCCACCCTGTACTTGATGTCTAGGTCCAGTATGTCAGTGTTCTCTCCCGTGAATATGTAGTTGTATTTCTTGTGTACGAAGTTCTTGAATGCTTGTCCTGTGCTGGCACCCGGTATTGCCAAGGACATTGCATGTACCTTGTACGGTTCTATCGTGTAGATGATTTTCTTGACATTCTTGTTCCTTATCTTATCAAATTTTGGTGTTGGTACCACACTGCTTTTTATCCTGAAGTAATCATAATAGAAACTTTCCGTGGGTGCCTCGTCAAAGTCATAGGCCGGTGTGAACTTGGACACAGGGTTCTGGTCTCCTGTGTTCTTCGTTTTGAATTCTTCGAATTTGTCGTCCGTGAAATCTGGGTGTCCCTTCATTATCTCTTCCAGTATCTTTATTACAGCATTGTTTTGATTGAACCTCAGGTAGTCCTGGTTACGTGGTCCGGTGCCTTGTGTCACAAACATTCCTGCCTCGTCTATAGAGAAAATATTGATCGTCACTTCGGGCCTCAGTTTTTCGTTTATGGATATTTCGTACACATCTGGATGTTCTATCAGTCCCGCATCTCTTTCGTCTTCATTCTGTTTGTTCAGTGCTTTTTCAAGTTCTTTCACCACACCGCCCAGTGTGTTGTTGTTGGTCAATGACAGCTTGCCTGTGGTCCTGGGGTAGTTGTATCTGTTCGTAAACGCACCCTCACTTATCGGTATCGCTGACAGGGTGTATGACGTGCCGGCACTGGTGATCGACATGTCCATGTCAATTAGCTTAATCGGTATCCTACGATTGAGTGATCCTTTCACCTTGTCTGATATGGTGTTACCCAGTTCGTCAAATCCTGTGAAGTTCATGGTCAACAGGAACGGTGCATCCAGGTGGTCCAGGTAGCCGTTGTTGAATGCGGCACCCCTGACCTTCTCCAGTAGGCTGATCCCAGCGGGTTCTATCAGTTCCATCTTTATCTGTGTTACCCCTGTCAATCTTCTCTGTTCGTTGAGTCCCGGTATTGCATTCATGTTCACGCTTTTGAAATATATGTCTCTGTTATTGGCCAGTGTCGCCTGGCTCTTTTCCAGGGCACCCTTTAGCCGTTCATTGCCGGGGGTGTTGATTAGTTTATCGTTGGGGTCACCAGCAACATTTCTCATATTGTTTTGAGTATCGGCCGTTGTATCACTCTTGTTGGCGTCAGGACCTATGCCCGAACTCCTGGCAATTATGTCATGCGGTACCGATTGCATCAGCAATTTGGTGTTCTCCAGTTCTCCCTGGCCTAAAGCACTCAGTGTGAACAGCACATTGTACGAGGCATACTCGAACAACTGGTTGGGTTCTGATATGTCAACTACCGGCTGTGTTTTATCATCTGTACTGGTCGTGGTACTGTTGTTTCCATCGGAATTATTATATTGTCTGCTACGATAATCTTCCTGGGCGTTGTAATCTGCCGCTGTTGTTCCACCTGCAGTGAAGTTGGCATCGTTGTCGTAGAAATTCTTTTTAATTCTATCGTTGACCGCCTTTGATCTAGAGTTAGCCTGCTCATCGATAGTTTTAATGTTTGACGTTGTGCTTTTTGATGATCTATAGGTAAATCTTTTGGTCATGATTAAATCCCCAGATCTTTGAGAAGAGTTTCTTTCTTGGGCAACTGTATGGTCACGCCCGGTTTGAAATCGTATATGGGATCTTCCAGCTGGTCCGGATTACGTTGCACGAACACCCACCACAGCCTGGGTGAACCGTAAAGGTCATAGGCCAGTAGGTCTGGTCGGTATGCGTAGGTCCTCTCTATGGTGTAGCTCTGGTCATCCTGTTCAGCTGTGATGGTCCTGGGATTCAGTATGCCAAGATGGTCTGGCATTTCCTGTGTGGTCGAGTACGGTGATGTGTTTGAGTAAATTGCCATTAAATGAAGCCCACCTCATTAGAATCCTTGCCATTCAGCTCTCCACGCACGAATTTCTTCATCGAGAAGTTCTTGATAGACTCCCTCGAGTAGATCGGTGTTATCAGCACTGATATGTTTGACAGGGTTGGTGCCCAGGTCTGATCATAATCGGATGCCTCCGGCTCGTTGGGGCTTCTTGCTGTCGTTTTATTGTACACACTACCTTGTTTGGTGGAGATGTAGTCTATTCCTGCCCTAAGTTCAACGTTGAACGAATTCAACACAACCGGTATCTTGTGGAACATGTGATCACCATATCCAAACAGGTGCAGTATCGGTGGTGGATTTCCTTTCAACCCATTGCCATCGTCCTTACCAAAGAACATCTTGGTCGCCGTCCTCAGGAAGTTAACAGTCGCCACCCAGTGCTTGGCATCATCAGAATTCTGTACCGGAAACTCACCAATTATGTTCATGCTGTCCACTTGTGAATTCTGGTAGGCCTGGTGTGGATAGTTGCTGTGTGTCATGTCCATGGCGTTGTAGTTGGCCGAGTGCTGTATCACCATCGACGGAGTCAGGGGCCAGAAAATACCACGTGACCCGGCCAGTGGTTGTAGCAGTGGATTCCTATCAAAATCAAAGAACTGTGCCAACGGTCCGTCAGGGACCTGTAATCTCACACGCCAGTCTTTCT